CCCGGTCGATGATGATGAACCAGAATCTAGCGCCCGCACGGCATCGGCGCATGGCGAAGTTTCAGCGTTTCACTGTCAAGATCACTACAATTTACCCGACAGGCCCTGAACACAAATACCACCGCAGGTCTGTGACCTGCGGTGATACCGGTGGAGCTGAGGGGACTCGAACCCCTGACCCCCTGCATGCCATGCAGGTGCGCTAGCCCAACACATGCGCACATCTGAGCAGGTCAAGAGCCCTTTTCCCGTGTGAACATGGCCCTGGCGATATGCGGGGCCTACCATCAAGATGACTACAGAGATCGCTATACGTCATCACGGAAAAGTTCACTTCACTACACGACCAGGGAACCGCATGGCTCGACGACAGTACGGCACAGGTTCGGTCTATCACCGCGCGTCCGACGACCGGTGGATCGGCGCCATCCAAGCCGGGTGGACAGACAAAGGCACCCGGCGCATCATCACCGTCTCCGGCCGGACCCGAGCGGAAGTGCTTCGTAAACTGCGGGACAAGCAACGCCAGATCGCCAAGGAAGGCACTCCCGCACCCGGTTCAGGACGCACCACAGTCAAGGCCTGGTCCGAGAAGTGGCTGACGCTGCACGAGAAGACGGTGCGCCCCACGTCCTACATCACCGACGCCGGCGCCGTGCACAAGTGGATCATCCCCACCATCGGCCAACGACGACTGGTATCCCTTACTCCCGACGACGTTCGCGCGGTCAGTGATGCCGTCCGCGCGGCGGGCCGGTCCTCGACCACAGCCAAGGGCTACCACGCGATCTTGACCCGGATCCTGCGTGCGGCCATCGCCGAGGGCCACCACATCTCCCCCTGGGTCCTGGCGGTCGAGCCCCCGGTCAAGGCAGTCTCTGACCGTGATGCGATCCCGCTGCCCGACGCCCTCGCGCTCCTGAGCGCTGCCAACGCCCGCCCGGACGCGTCACGTTGGGTCGCCGCACTCCTGCAGGGGATGCGCCAGGGCGAGTGCCTCGGCCTGACCTGGGAATGCGTCGACCTTGACGCAGGGACCATCGACGTGGCCTGGCAGCTGCAGCCTCTGCCGTACCTGGACCGCAAGGCCGGCACGTTCAGGGTCCCCGAAGGGTTCGAGGCCCGCAAGCTTCGCGGAAGCGCACACCTGGTCCGCCCCAAGACCTCTCAGGGCACGCGGCTCATCCCCCTCGTGTCATGGATGACCGCATCCCTGACCGAGTGGAGGCGGGTCGCCCCGGACAACCCGTGGGGGCTGGTATGGCCCGGGCTCGATGACCGCAACGGCAGGAGTGTGATCATCCCCTGCCCGACCAAAGCCGACCGGCGGGCCTGGTACGACCTGCAGGACATCGCACAGGTCGCCTGCGTGAAAGGGCCGGCCGGGCGCCGGTACCTTCTACACGAAGCCCGGCACACGACCGCGACACTGCTGCTCGAGGGAGGCGTCGACCCGGAGGTCATCATGGCGATCCTGGGCCACACCAGCATCATCGCCTCCAAGGGCTACAAACACGTCAGCCAGGTGCTGTCACGCAGAGCCCTGGACGACGTGGCCCGCAAGCTCGAGCTCACCGCCATAAACCCACCGACTTCGAACGACGCACCTCCGGTGTCGTAGCGTCCAGGGGGGTCAGGCCGGGTCCATTTCCGCGCAGACCCGCGCCGCGATGATCGCCTTGTCAGCTGGGTGCATGTGTCGCAGGTCAAGCCGTGCGAGCATCGTTCCGTGGTCCAGCCAGAGCATGTCAGCGGCCTGCCACAGGTCACCCTGCGACAAAACCAGGGCGTCGGCCACCGCGTCCGGGTCGGGGGCCAGGTACACCGCGGCCGCGTGACGCACTGACGCCTCCATTCGCGAGTCCTGGCATCCGCGGTGACCACGGTGGATGTGCTCGAGCTCGTGGGCCAGGGTGCAGCGCCGCTCGACCTGCAGCTGGCGCGGATCCATCCAGATGTGTTCGCCGTCGGTCGCCCCCCACATCCCGGGTCGCAGCTCCTGCCAGTGAAGAGCCAGGCGCTTAAGCAGTCTCAGCTCGCGCCAAGGGTGAGGGGTTTGCATTGACTGCGACAGTAGGACTCGGCGCCGACAAGGGGCTAGGTGCCTGGGGGCAAGAACACGGTCATGCTGTCCCGCCCCTCCAGCGTGCGCTCAGTTCTCCGGCCGGCCGAGCCTCGTCTCTTTCGTCGGCTTCAGCGATCTGCATCAGACGATTGAAGAGCCACACCAGACGGAAGAAGGCTGTGAGTGCCCAGACGAAGGAGGCCAGCATCATGAACCAGGCCATCTTCGTGTACCCCGAAGCGTCCACGACCTGCGCGGCCCAGCAGGCCATCGCCGTCAGGGCGGTCGCGATCAGCGTCATACGCCAGTTCGCCCGCAGCGCGCTCCCATTCTCGGCACGCAGCAGAGTCACCCTCCCGCCCTTGCCACCGAGGTAAACCGACACCGCAATCGATCCGAGCCCCCCAATGACGGCGATAACAGTCCCAGCCGTGCCGTAGATCGTCAGCCGCTCGCCCAGCGTGAGCTCGCTCGGGACACCGGTCCTCCACGATGCCAACCCGGCAACGACAAGACTCAGCACGAGGTCGACCCCTGGCATCTCCGATACCCAGTCGTTGAGTCGTCCGATTACTCGCATTTCTGGGCCTCCTTCCCCTACTTGAAGCCTAAGGGTCAGGTGTGACTAGGCATCCCATCAGCTCGCCCTCATTCCTGAAAGTCTCATCCATGATCACATCGATGGCCCCCTGAATCCGGATCGAGTTCCCTTCCTCGTCCACCGCCTGAACACGACGCTTGGCGGTGACGTGGTGTTCAACAAGCTCCGTGAGCCTGGCACGCCCGTAGTCGTCGCCCTCCATGAAGAGCAGCTTGACCTGGGCCTTGTCTGCGGCGCTCGCGATGACGTCATCGAGCTCTCGAACGTCCTCATACAGTCGCTGCCGCTCGTCTACCTGCCCGGGTCTCGGTTTGCCGCGAGGAATGCTGATGGTCAACGTGACGCGTGCGTCGCCGTAGTCTCGCCCGAGGCGCTTCAGTGTGGTGGCAAGGCGTCCATGCTTGTTGCCGAGCTTGTCGAGCTTGCCGACCCGGAAGTCGATGCGCGATATACCGGAGGCGCGCCTCAACATGTCGACCTCCGCACCGGCCATCAGGGGTCGGATGGCCACCTTGTCGGGTGTCACCTTCATGAAGTTCAACCAGTTCTCCAACGACTTGTGTGTCGGGGCAGACGTTGACCCCTCCATGATGCCCACGATGTTGCCGAAGCCGGCGAAGCAAATCACGCTCGTCTCGAGGTAGCCCTCACCTGCTGCGGACTCGAGCTCGCTGATCTCACCGTTCTCAAAGTTGGCTACGGCAAGCCACTCATCTGCGTCTTTCACGCGGTGAAGCATCAGATGCTGCCGGTCGTCGCGGTAGTACGCGACGCCAAGCAGGATTCGCTCACCGGACAACATGCGTGATGCCAGTGGTTCACTTTCGATTGCCGTTAGAAAGCCTTGCCAGTCGACCTCGCCTTGGAAGCGATCCTGGCTGCCGGACGCGAACGAGACGATCTCGTAGAACGCGATCGTGCGCTCACGCATCTTCTGGGCCATTACACGCTCCCCCTGTCCGCGTCGTCATCCTGTTCCTGGCGTGCCCGCTCCCCCGCGCTCGGGCCGCCCTCGTCCCGGGCTGCCACATCATCAGGCACCGGCGGGACCTCATCCAGCGCCTCACTCAACGAGTCGTGCAGCTGGTGGACGGTCGCATCGGAGGACGCCGCCGCATCGACCAGGAACGCACGCATGACCTCGATAACCGCCTTCCGCTGGTGCGGCATCAGACGGTCAATATTGGGCGGCAACTCCTGGGCGAACGGCGGACCCGGCTGGGGGACACCGGCCGCCTCGTATACACGCCAGTACGGCACCCGCGCGAGGGTGGCGATGGCCTCGATCGTCGACTGCTTGGGCTTGTGCCGGTAGGTGCCGCCGATCATGTGGTTGATCTGGGTGTGGGTGATCACGAGCCCTTGTTGCTCCGCCTTGTTGGCGAGGGCCCGACCGCTCTCTACTCCCTCAGCCTTCATAGCCAGAGCGATGAGGTCTGCCAGGGTCTCGCTCATGCGGTCAATCTCCTGTGTTCGTGGTCACTTGTTGTACCGGCGACACGCCGACACCGAACAAGTTACCCCCTCGTGTCGCTACATCTTGTGCAGCGATACGACACGCATCCACTTGTCCTCTTGACAAGGAGTGCCGCACGGTGGACACTCCACTTGTCAGACAACGACGAGGGGGGCAAGATGTGGAATCACCACAGAAACACCAGACGACGCAGCGAGGTATGGATGCAGGTCAAAGACGGTGAAGTGATCGCCAGGTGGCGCAAACGGCGCAACCTGACACAGCGGGACCTGGCCTTCCTGTGCCGCTGCAGCCAGAACGCCATCAGCCTCATCGAACGCGGCGAGCTGCGGACCCTGTCCGAGGACCTGGCCCTGCAGATCGCCAAACGCCTCGACGTGCCATGGGAGGACCTCTTCGTCGCCCGGCAGCATTCAGGTGTGCGCCGTATGCCGCGCGGTGGGCCTACCACACGCCAAAGCAGGGTCGCATGACCACCGTCGACCCAGGCCGGCTGGTCTACACGATCGAAGAGGCCGCCGAGGCGGTCCGCATGTCGGTGACCACGATCCGCCGGGCGATCCACACCACCGACCCGCACTCGTTCCCGCCACCCCTGAAGGCCAAGCAGGCCTCACGCAAGCAGCTGATCCCCGCCGACGAGCTCGCCCGCTGGATCGCCTCACTACCCGACGTCTGACCCCCGCACCACAAGCCGATGGCCCGGCTCCCCCGCTAAGAGAAACCGAGCCACCAACAACAAGGAGAACGATACCCGTGCCCGACACCAACAGCACCACCACAACCAGCAGCCAACTCCGAGCCCTCGCAGACCTGATCGACGCCCACCCCAACCTGCCCGAGGCGTATATCAGTTCGTACTCCACCGACCGCGTGGATGTCCACTGGTACCTGCACATCCATGAGCTGGTGCAGGACCTGCCTGCCCAGAAGGCCGCCGCAGCCCTCATCATCCGCATCATCGGCGGGCACTGGGACAAAACCGAGCGCAGCGACGACGCCTTCGAATTCACCCAGAACCGCGACGGTCTGCTGCTGGAGGTCGTGGTCAACCGCGCCGCTGTCTGTGAGCGGGTCGTGGTCGGCACCCACGAAGTGACGGTCCCGGCCACGCCTGCGATGCCTGCCCGGCCGGCCGAGGCCGAGCGCACTACCACGGTTGAGGACATCACCTGGGTTTGCAGTTCCCTCCTGGCTGACGCCCCGGATCAGGTGCCGGCATGACCTCCCCGATCACGGTCGAGCAGGTCGTCGACGTCGACACGTACACCGTGCAGGTCACCCTCGACCCGGCGCGCATCATCGAAGCCCTCGCCGAGGCGCTGCGCGGCAACGCCGAGAAGCTGATGCTGATCCGGGCTCTGCCATCTGAGCACTCGTCCCGTCAGCAGGCGTTCGCTGAGCTCCGCACCCTGTTGGCCGACACGTTCACGGTGACTCTCACCCCGGGGCAGGCCGAGGCCTTGGGCGGGGAGCTGTACGACGCGACAACACTGCCCGACCAGTGCGAGCACTGCGAAGCCTTCGGTGTGGTCAAAGTCGACGGCGACGAGCTGTGCAACCAGCACGCCCGCGCGTTCGACCAGGTGCAGCAGGTGACGTCGTGAGCGTCAGGTGGGAAGGCGGGGACCGGGAGCGTGCGGGCGACGTCGTGAACCCCGACACGACCGAACGCCAGGCCATCGACGCCGCCAAGGCCGCGCTGGCCGCAGGGACACCCCCAGACACGGTCGCGGCGGATCTCGCCGACGCTGAGGCCACGATCGCCGCCGCCCGCGAGTGCACCTGCGACATGTGCGGTGAGCCCGTCGACAACCCCGTCCGTGACCCGGTCCAGGCGTCGTGGGTGCCCGGTGGCGGGGAAACGTTCTGTTCCCGCAGGTGCAGGGATGACTGGGATGACGCCGAGATCGAAGCCGCCGGAGGCGGGGCGTCATGACGACCTACCGGTACGAGGAGGTCAAGCACACAGCCAAGCGGCGTGTGACGTGCTCAGTCTGCGGCAAGAAGTTCAACCGGCAGCGGACCTTCGAGCAGACCGTCAACCCGTGGAACATGAACCCCAACGGCAGCGTCAGGACGTATCAGGAGGTCCGCGCGGCCGTGTTTGCGCTGGCGCAGCAGTGGCAGCCCGAGCCCGACTGCGGGAAACACGAGGCGACCTCGTGAGCGGCACCGACGAGGTCATGACCAACGAAGGGCTCATCTGGGTCCTGCTCATCATCGCCACCATCTGGCTCACCACCCGGGCCGTCCACGCATGGCGCCGGCACAGCGCCCGCCTCGACACCGACCTGCCCGTGCTGGCCACCGGTTGCGGGACCGCCGGGCATGTGTGGCAGACGTACAGCACCACGCGGATCTGCCTGGCTTGCGGGGAACACGAGATCGAACTCCAGGTCTTCGACCAGGAACTCGCCGAAGGCACCGACCTTCACCAGTGGGAGAAGGAGCTGTGAGCGCCCAACGAATCGGGATGTTCGAGGTCGAATCCGAGCAGTGGAACGCCGCCCGCGCAGCCGGCCTGGGCGGGTCCGAGATCGCCGGAGTCCTCGGCCTGTCCAAATGGGACAGCCACTACTCCCTGTGGCACCGCAAAGCAGGCAACCTCGGCGAGCGGCACCTCAAGGACGAGATGGACGCAGGCAAACGCCTCGAGCCGGTGATCTTGCAGTGGTGGAAGGACCAGCACCCCGAGCTGACCGGCCGCAGATGCGGGACCTACCGCTCCAGCGTGCGCCCCTGGCAGATCGCCAACCCGGACCTGCTCGCCTACGCCAACCACCACCGCGCCGGCATCGTCGAAGCCAAGTACGCCCTCTACGACTACGAGTGGGGACTACCCGGAACCGACGAGGTGCCGCCCTACTACCTCACCCAATGCCGCTGGTACCTCGACGTGTTCGACCTCGACGTCTGCTACCTGCCCATGTTCGTCGGCTCCCAGGGCGAGTTCCGCGAGTACGTCATCCGCGCCGACGAGGACGACCAGGCCATGATGCGCACCGCCGCGGCCGCGTTCATGGACTCCCTGGAAGCCGGGGACATGCCAGACATCGACGAACACTCCGCGACCTACGAAGCGATCCGTGAGATGCACCCCGGCATCGACCGCGACCTCGAGGTCGACATACCCGTCGATCTCTGGGACCTCTACGAAACCACCAAGACCGAAGCCGACAACACGGCCGGGGCGCACCGCCTCGCGAAGTCCAAGGTCCTCGACCTCCTCGGTGACGCACGGATCGGCGTCGTCGGCGACACCCCGGTCCTGCGCCGCCAACCCGCCGGTAAGTCCGGCGCCGTCGCGCTCCACCCCATCAGGAAGGCAGTCGCATGAGCAGTGTCAGGAACGCCGTCGCCCAGCAGCAGAACACCCGACCCCCCACAGTCGCCCAGGCCATCGCCATGCTGCAGCCCGAGCTCGCCCGGGCCCTGCCCAAGGGGATGGACGCCGACCGGCTGGCCCGCCTGGCCCTGACTCTGGTCCGCAAGGACCGGGCGCTGGCCGAGTGCTCACCCGAGTCGTTCGCCGGGGCGCTGCTGACCGCGGCCAGCCTCGGCCTGGAGCCTGGCGTCAACGGGGAGGCCTACCTCGTCGCTTACAAGCGGGAGTGCACCCTGATCGTCGGGTACCAGGGCATGGCGAAGCTGTACTTCCAGCACCCGCTGGCCCAGCACATCGACGCCCGGACCGTGTACGAGAACGACGAGTTCGACTACGCCTACGGCCTGGACCCGTTCCTGAACCACAAGCCCACCAAGGGTGAGCGGGGCAACGTCGCCTACTACTACGCGGTCGCGAAGCTGACCACTGGCGCGAAGGCGTTCGTGGTCCTGACTCCGGCCGAGGTCAAGGCCCTGCGTGGCGGGAACGTCGGCCCGTCCGGGCGGATCCCCGACCCGCAGCGGTGGATGGAACGCAAGACTGCGCTGCGCCAGCTGGTGAAGCTGCTGCCCAAGTCCACCCAGCTCAACCAGGCGCTGGCCGTCGACGAGCGGCCCGGGCGTGAGCTGTACGCCGAGCTTGTCGAGCAGCGCCACCAGATCGAGGCGCCCCCGCAGCCAGCGCCGGCCGGGGTTGACCAGGTCACGGGGGAGGTCGCCCCGGAGTACGTGAGCGGCCAGGTCGATGACATCCCGGTAGAGGACGCACCGGAGGAGCCGTGGAAATGAGCCCCGGTGAGGTGTTCCTGCAGCACCTGGTGACCTGCGCCCGGCCCGACGTGCACGTGACCCCTGGTGTCACCAAGGTCCTGCTGCACTGCCGGACGTGTGGCGCTGAGGTCTTCGTCCCCAAGGGGCAGGTCTCATGAGCGCACATGTGTGGCGTGAGAACGACCGGATCCGCGACGCGTCCGGCACCGGCTACGGCGACATGGTGACCGACGACGAGATCCGTAGGCATATCGCCCACGATCAGGGCAGGCCGTTCATCGAGTTCGCGCAGGCCGTCCTTGCGCTACGAGAGAGCGAGCGGGCCGAGCCGCGTTCGTCGACAGCCGAGGACCGGGTGAGAATCGCGGCTCGTGTCCTGGCCCGGCACCTCTCCGTGCCTTGCCATGACGGCCGGTGCGTCTGCGGGCAACGGTGGAACCTGAAGCATCAGGCGGCCGCGCTGGACGAGGCCGGGTTGTTGTGCGCCCTGGCCGAGGACCCGTCATGACCGCCGACTTCCACATGCCCGGCGGATGGCACGAGCCACCCACCGAACACGACTGCCCCGACCCCGACAACTGCACCTGCGAGCAGGACGCCCGCGAAGCATACGAGGACGCGCAGATCGAACGCGCCGACGCCCGCCGCAAGGGGGACCTCGATGCCTAACCCCAGAGCCCCCATAGAGGAGCGTCTCGCTCGACGGCTCGTGCTCCGAGACTCCGGCTGCCTCGAATGGACCGGGTTCACCACTGTCGATGGGTACGGCCATATCGCCTTCAACAAAACGATGATCGAGACCCATCGTCTCGCGTGGACGTTGGTCAACGGTGCGATCCCTCCCGGCGTGAAGGTGCTACACCACTGCGACAACCCGCCTTGTTGCCAGACTGCGCCGACCGAGGGGTTCCCGGACGGGCACCTGTTCCCAGGAACGCAAGCGGACAACGTGGCCGACATGATGGCCAAGGGGCGCCATGTTCCTAGAGGTACGTATGCCAGTCCCAAGACTCACTGCAAGCAGGGTCATTCGTTCGATGAAGCCAACACCTACGTCGGCAAGAACGGCAGGCGGAACTGCCGGGCGTGTAACAGGGTTGCAGTCGCTCGATACAAAGCCCGCACGGACGTGGCCTCATGACCGCGTGGTTCGAGGGTCCCCAGGCGGTATTTGATAGTGAGACCACGGGGGTCTCCACCGCCCACGACCGGATCGTCACGGCGTGCATCATCAAGGGCGGCAAGGGCGTCCAGTCCGTCGTCACAAACCTGCTACTCGACCCCGGCATCGAGATCCCGGCCGGCGCGTCACGCATCCACGGCATCACCACCGCCAAGGCGAGAGCCGACGGGGTGCCCACAGCCGACGGCATCGAGGCGATCGCGTCCACCCTCGCCGGGTACATGGCCCAGGGGATCCCGGTCGTCGGCTTCAACGTCGTGTACGACCTGAGCATCTTGCACGCGGAGTGTGTGCGCCACAACCTGAGGACCCTGGAGGAGCGTCTCGGCGGTCAGGTCGCGCCGGTGATCTGCGCCCGGGTCCTGGACAAGCACGTGTCCTACAGGAAGGGCTCACGCAAGCTGGTCGACTGCGCGGCCCACTACGGCATCGCGCTGACGGCTGAGGATGCTCACGGCGCTGAGGCCGATGCGCGGGCGGCCGGGAGCATCGTGTGGGCCATCGCCCACCAGTACCCCACCATCGCCGGGCTGAGCCTGGAGGAGCTGCACCGCAACCAGGTCGCGTGGTGCGCGGAGCAATCCGCATCTCTTGAGGCGTACTTCCGCCGCAAGGACCCGCGGGCGACAGTGTGCGGTGAGTGGCCGGTCCAGAGCCTGCCTGCCGGTTGGGACCCGGCCGCTGTCCCTGCCGTGGCGGTGGCGTCATGAGCGAGCGGATGCTCAAGTACCAGGTCTCCAGTGACACATCACGGCAAGTCGCCGTCCTCATGCGTGAGGGCGCGACCATCCGTGCAGTCGGGGTCCAGGGCCACGCGATCTACGTCTGGGCCGAGACACCCGTCCAGGCTGATCCGCTGACCATTACGCGCACATTCCGTGTGGTCGCAACCGGCGACGACCTCCCCGGTGTGGGCAACTACATCGGGACCGTGTTCGAGGGTCCGTATGTGTGGCACATCTACGAGGTGCCGTCGTGAGCGAGGACATCTGCCAGACCATCATCGTCGACGGTGACCCCATCCTGGTCCGCGTCACCAGCCTCCTGACCCCCGAAGAAGTTGAGGCCTTCGCCTGGGTCGTCCGGGCAGCCAAACGTCGGTACGCAGCCGAACAGGACGACGACCTGGTCTACGAGGATGACGAGTACCCGCCCATCGACGACGACGTGCCCATGCGAGACGTCGTCAACGCGCCAGTGGCCAGGGACCTGCTGTGAGCGAGACCTACGTCGTGGTCGCAGCGACCATCATCGGCACCCCCGAGAAATACGAGCACATCTACGACTCGGACGGCAGGACCTACGACGACAGGTCTGAGGCGATTAGCGCCGGGTTCAACCTGCGTGGCAGCGACGACTTCAACATCGGTGTCCTGCACGCTGGCCGACTCGTCGAACTCGCCTGGATGGACGAGCGGATCGACGAGGAACCGTCAGTGCTCGCGGAGATCGCCCGACAGTTAGGGATCCGACCATGACCGACGATGTCCTGCCCGGGATGCCCGAACCATCACCCACGTTCGGGCGCCTACCACGTTCGGCCGGGCAGCGAATGACCGAACGCCAAGCCGCCGACGTCAAAGCAGGCCGCCACCCACTAACCGGTGGACCACTCCACTTCTGTGGCGACACCACCGCCCGCTCCGGCGACCCCAAGGGCTTGTCGTACCGGTGCGGGTCCTGCGCCCACCGGGTACTGGAACGCCACAACGACGGCACCTACCCCAAATGTGACGTGTCCATCATCACCCACGGCCAAGCCAGCGACGTCCGCGCCTGGTGGCCCGCATGCCCGCTATGGGAGGCGACGTCGTGAGCACCCTGACCGTCATCACCTGCACCGACTGCGGGCACACCACACCACCCACCAGCCACGCCAGGGCCACCTACGCCAT